CATCAATCAGCTTTAGAACCTGCAGACCTTAAAGAAATTGAGGATCGGAATTCTAAAGTTAGTGATTGGGCTAAAGCGGCTTTCGAAGAGTTACATGTCACACATAAGGCTAGAACTACTACATTTGAGCAATTGTGTCACAAGATAAATAAAAATTTGTATCACGTAACATTTGCAGCTGATGATGGCAGTACCAATAAATGTGATGGTTTAGTCATCGAAGGAAACAATATGTTGATTCCTTTACATGTTTTTGGATCACATGAATCAATGAAAGTCACGTGTCGTTTAAAATCAGGTGATGGACTTAATACCATTTTCCGAGGTTATGTTTCTTTGAATATGGCTTCTGTTGTAGAAGGTGTAGATTTAGTTTTAGTTAATGCGCCTTTCCTTAATCCTCATGCGAGTTTGGTAGATTATTTTCCCCAGAAAATTACCCATTCTAAAGGTGCTGGAGCCTTTCTGTATAGAACTGAAGAAGGAGAATTTAAAAATGATACTATCGCTTTTAAAAAATCTAGTGATCATTCCGGAGGCTCAGGTTTTGCTTATGCGTTGCCATATACTACATTTAATGGATTATGTATGGGCATTTTATTAGGAGAATTTGATGTACCGTGTATTGCAGGGGTTCATTTAATGGGGAGTCCAGGCACTCCATTGGGTTTGGCTCTTACAGTTACTACTGAAATTTTGACAAAGTTGAGGGAAGGTCTAAAAGATAAACCTTGTTTGACAGCCATGTCAAATGGTGATTTTCCAACTGAAATATATGGTATTGAGGTAGTCAATCAATCTGGAGGTATACATCCAAATTCGCCACTAAATTTTATGCCTAAGTATTCAAGAATTACGGCATTAGGTAACTGTCGAGGTAGGTCTTCTCATACTAAATCTAAAGTCAAGAAAACAATTATTTCTGACGATGTGGAAAAGGTATGTGGTGTACCTTGTAAGTGGGGTCCACCGAAATTTAATTCTAAACGGCAATGGCAAGCATCAATGCAATATTCCGCAAATACTTCAGTGGGATTTCATCCAGTAGTTTTGGAGTGGGCTATGAATGATTTGGAGAATCAATTAGTCAGTTGTTTTACACATTCTAAACATGCCGCTTGGATTAGAATGCAACTTCACACTTTAACAAAGATGCAAACTGGATGTGGTATAGACGGAGAAAGATTCTTGAATGCAATTTGTTGGAGCACCTCAAAAAGTTATCCATTAAGTGGACCTAAGGAGGAGTGGATTAAACGTTTAGATCCTAAATTGTACGAAGAATTTCAATGTCCTGTTGAGATTAGGCAAGAAGTTTGGGATGAAGCGGATAAAATGTGTGAAAGAATACGACGTGGTGAAAGGGCTTATGCAATATTTAAAGCATGTGTTAAGGATGAACCTACGCCTTTATCTAAAGATAAAGTAAGAGTATTCCAAGCTGCACCATGGGCTTTTCAATTGTTGGTAAGGAAATATTTCTTACCCTTAGCACGTTTGATGTCCTTATTTCCAATCCAAACTGAATGTGCTGTTGGTATTAATGCACACGGGCCAGAATGGGATGAATATGCCAAATACATGAAGAAACATGGAGATGACAGAATTTTTGCTGGAGATTATTCTAAGTTTGATTTACGTATGCCAGCACAAATTTTAATGGCAACTTATAAGGTTTTTGTTAATGTTTGTGAGAAATGTGGCAGTTATACTGAGGATGATTTGGTAATTATGAGAGGAATAGCTACTGAGATAGCTTACTCTGTTGTCGCATATAATGGTGATATGATTATTCATAATGGATCTCATCCATCAGGTAATAATATGACAGTGTATGGAAATAACGCTAGTAATTCCTTACAACTTAGGTGTGGATTTGCTAGTATTGGATTGAAAAATGGATATACTTTGAAAACTTTGCCTAAATTTAATAGTGTATGTGCAGTTGGTATTTATGGTGATGATGTTAAAGGATCGGTCAAGAAAGGTTTTGATTGGTTTAATCATATTTCATATGCACAATATATGAAAGGAAATGATATGGTTTTTACCATGCCTGATAAAGAATCGGAACCTACCAAATACATGAATGATGTGGATGCTGATTTCCTTAAACGTAAGAACGTTTATAATGAGGAAACTGGACTTATCCATGGTGCACTTGATGAAGATTCTATTTTTAAAAGTCTTCATACTGTTATTCAGTCATCAATTGGTGATAAGGCACATGCTGCTGGTAATATTGAAACCGCATTGAGAGAGTGGTTTCATCATGGTAGGGAAATTTTTACGAAACGTCATAAACAAATGATTGAAGTTGCTGAAAGAGCGCAATTGCAAAATCTCATGACTGACATAAATGAAGAGACTGGCGTAGTTATGAATTCATTATATGATGATTATGATGTGAGATTAGCACAATTTAAAGCAAAACATTTCGAAAGTTAAGAAGTGTTTTATCCGTCTTGGACAGACGTTAAATGTATCCATTCCGGACCTATTCGGGATTGTAATACTAGAGTTGAAAATAGGAATGCGTATATGGATTACTGCATGATATTATAGTTTATATGTTTATATAATACATGATCAGCTTTGCGCATTTAGACACACCCCTCGTGGTGTACCAGTTTTTACTGGGGATTCGTCATCCAATCAAACATTATTGCCATTTTGTGTGTTAAGCAGCACCTTTATGGTATAAACTAAAAGTGCTTACTACTGATAATAATAATAATAATAATAGCATGCCATCAGCTAATGATGGCCCGAGTTTTAGTACAGATAAAGCACCTCCGAAAACAACATCAGAAAATGTTCATTTCGTTGATGGAGATACGCCATGGACATATGATGTTTCAGCTACCCCCGATGAGACATCCAAGCTTATCGGATTCGATGACGCAGGTCTCGGCGAATTTTTGTCAAGACCAATTAAGATCAGAGAATATACTTGGACGCCAGGTACTCAGTTGTTTCAGAGTTTTAATCCTTGGTCCGATTATTTTGGTAATGCGGATGTTCTCGAAAAGATCAATAGGTTCAGAAATTTGAGGTGTAAACTGTGCTTGAAGGTTTTACTTAACGGTAACTCATTTTATTATGGAAGGGCATTAGTTTCTTATAATCCTCTTCTATTAGATGATCAAGTCACCAAAAATAGAGCTTTCTTTATACAAGATATTATAGCAGCGTCAAATAAACCTCATATAATGTTAGATCCTTGTTCATCTGAAGGTGGACATTTATCTCTACCATTTATATGGCCTGAGAATTATCTTGACATTACCAAACCCGGTTGGGAGGATCAAATGGGTCAATGTACCATTCATGATTTTGATATATTACGCCATGCTAATGGTGGTACAGATCCCATCACAGTCACAGTGTTTGCGTGGGCAGAAGACGTTTCTCTGCTCATTCCTACCACGGTTGCAGCTCAGTCTGATTCTACTTCTAGTGTTGAACTTGATGAATTTGGTTTCCCTAAACCTTATGTTCATCAAGCACAATCGAAGAGTAAGAAGAAGGCGGTTAAAAAGAGTTCTAATACAACGAGGGATGATGAGTTCAAACCGAATGGACTTATTAGTAAACCTGCTTCGGCTATTGTCAAAGCTGCTGATGCTCTTTCTATGATACCTTATATAGCGCCGTATGCAAAAGCTACCAGTATGGTGGCTGATAAAGTGGGTAAAATAGCCCGCATTTTTGGATATTCTAGACCTCAAGTGCTTTCTGATATACAACCATATGTTCCAAGATATTGCGGAAATTTAGTCAATTCAGATGTACCTGAAACTGTTACAAAGTTATCTTTAGATTCCAAAAATGAGCTAACCATCGATACCAGAACCATGGGTTTAGGTGGAGCGGATGAATTAACTATTCAGTCGATAGCTTCACGTATGACTTTTTGGAGGCAATTTGATTGGCCTGAGTCAGCTGTTACTGATACTTTATTAGCCTCTATGCTGGTTCAACCTTTTTGTATTGATGCCATACAAGCATCGCCAATCACTGAGATTCACTCCACGGCTTTGGCTTTTGCCACTGTTCCATTTGAGTCGTGGCAAGGAACTATTAGGTTCCATTTTAAAGTGGTGTGTTCTGAATATCATCGTGGTCGTCTCAGGTTAGTTTATAATCCCGTTACTAACAATGTGGGACCTGTTCCATTTAATCAAGTTTATTCTACTATCATAGATATATCTAGCGATAGAGAGTTTGATTATGAGTGTAAATGGACTGATATTAGAGCTTGGAATGCGTGTGTGGGTATGGATGGTGCGTTGATTGCTGATATTTTCAATACGTCTACTCCTGTCGTGGGAGGAAGTCCTTTTGATAATGGAACGCTATCAATATATGTAGTCAATGAATTGGCCACTCCTTCTGTCACACCAGCAGATGTTAAAATTCAAGTATGGGTTTCTGCTGGTGATGATTTTGCAGTTTCTGTCCCTGGTATGGGTACTTCTCAACTGTCGTACTTTGAACAACAAGCAACCCCTACACCATCAGGTGATGGAGCATTGGCCAAACCTGATGACAATTCTAACAATCCTGTAGGAGGTAGTGCTATAGATACTTATGGTACTGTACAATCTCCTTTGATGAAAGATGATAACCAATACCTTGTTTATCAAGGAGAACAAGTTGTATCTTTTAAGGATTTGTTAAGGAGGTATCAGTTTCATAACTCGTATTGGCCTTCTGAAACAGGAGCAGGTTTTAGATATTATACTCTTAATATACCGGGTATGCCCATATTTCGAGGATGGGACCCCAATGGTATAGATAATGGTATTAATTCTGCAGCTGGTAGTTCACCATATAATTTCTGTTCTATGACTTTATTGAACTACCTAGCCCCTGCTTTTGCTTGTCAAAGAGGTAGCTTGAGACACAAATGGGTCGTGGGTGGTACACGATCTACACGTGAAGCTCAAGTTCTGGCAGCAACGCGCCAAAGTGCGTTGGTGCCAGTTGGTTTTAGTGAGGAATCACATCGTTTGGACAACCCATTGGTTGGTGACAGAAGGAAAGAATTGCAAGATATGCGTCGTTCATATCTTTCTGGAACAGCTATTACCCCAGTGCCATTAAATAATACTTTGGAAATAGAAATACCATATTATTCTATTGGCCAAAGATTTAGGCCTGCGAGATTTTTAGACATGGCAGGAACAGGTGACATTCAAAGTATTGAAGTTGCTTGTGAGATTTCTCCTGATGGTGCTGACAACGATTGTAGATTGGATCATTTTACAAGCGTTGGGGAGGATTTTACACTCGGTATGTTTGTGGGGGCACCCGTAATGTACTATTATAATAATCCAGTTGCAGCATAAGTTGCCTGGATTATTTTGTATTTTTAGAGAATTGACTGGGGC